AGACAAGGACGTTGGAATTGCACGTGAGCGCTCAAAGGAAACTGACTATTCGCAGGGCAATGACGACACCTCCGATAAGGTAACGGTCTACGAGATTTTCACGAATATGGTCATTGAGGGCAACGAGCCCCGCAATTACCGCGTTACGCTTGCCGGCGATCTGGATAAGAACCCGGTTGTCCTGCATTGGGAAGAGGTTTCCAAATACTTCCCATATGCGGGTTTCTGCCCGTTCCCAATGCCGCACACTCTGTTCGGCCAGTCCATCGTTGATCGCATCGGCATGGAACAGTTGCAGCGCACAAAGATGATGCGTGCGCAGATGGACAACCTGAATAACAGTATCAACCCGATTAAGGTCGTCAATCCAGAGGTCACGAACCTTGATGATGCTTTGAACCTACACGCGGGTAAGGTCATTCGCAGCACGCAGATTGATGGTGGTATTAGTTTTGTCCAGCAGCCGTTTACCGGCATGAATGCAGCGCCGCTGATCGACGCTCTGGGTCAAACGATGGATTACACAACCGGCGTCGGCGGTGCATTGGCTACTGTCAGCCCATCGGATTTGCAAAACACCACTGCTACAGCGACCCTACAGCAGTCCAGTCAGCAGCAGATTTTTATTGAGGACGTTTGCCGAAACTTCGCCGGAACTGGTGTCAAATACCTGAGCAAGGTTATTGTTGACGTATGCGTAAGCAATCCAGAAATGGCCCAAAAGATCATCGGCCGTCTCACTAACGGGCAGATGGATTGGAAGATTGATGATTGGGACCCGGATATGGACGTTACGTCCAATATCGCGTTCGGTATCACCAATACGGCCGAAAACGCTGCTAATTTGCAGATGATCTTGGGTTTCCAACAGCAGTCGCTTGCCGATGGAATGGCGACCCCGGCTCAAATCTACGAAACTCTGACGAAGATCGTTGAGAACGCAGGCTTTAAGACAGCGGCATTTACCGATCCGTCCACGCTTCCACCAAAGCCAGAGGCTCCACCGCCGCCTGATCCCAACGCCGGTCTCATCGAAATCGAGAAGGTCAAGGCGGAATTGAAGGCCAAGACCGACGAAGCCGACCGCGTATTTGAGGCATGGAAAGCCCGCCTTGAGGATGATCGCGAACGCGACAAGATGGCTCAGGATTTCGAACTACAACGCGCTGAGATCACCGCGAAGTATCAGGCCCAGGTCGATATTGCCCGCGTAGCACAACAGCAGGCAGCGCAGCGCAATGACGTGGATTTTGCAATCGAAGCGCAGAAGGCAACGGTCATGCGCGATGAAATGCAGAAGCAAGCGCAGGCCGAGCAAGCAAAGGCCGCTCAAGCAGCCGCAGAGGCTCAACAGCAGCAGGCAGCACCGCCGCAAGCACCACAGCAGCCGGGGCCACAAATGCCTCCGCAGATGCCACCACAGGGAGTTTAAGACATGACGAATAGAAAAGAACAAATGAAACAACTTGCGGCGATTGTGCAACTACAAGCGGAACACCCAGAACTCAAAGACCAAGCAGCACTTGCAAGCGCTTTGAATGCTGTTGGAGGGTATTTGATCAGTAGTGGAAAGACGCAGGAAGAGGTTTCTCAGATCACCTCCGTAAAGTTGATTTCGAAGATTTATGTAGAGCAGGTCAAAGGCAAATAATGGATCACTATGAAATCATCGGACGTGGCGACAATGCGCGGCACGTTCTGAAATTGCCGGAATTTGCAACGACAATGGAAGCCGTAAAGGCTGACTTGTTCAAGCAGTTCACACAGACGAACGTTGCGCAGGTCGATGACAGAGAGAACCTGCATAAGATCGCTTATGCGTTGGACCTCTTTGTGAAGAAGTTGGAAGCATACGTGCAACAGGCAGATTACGAACTAGCACAGGCTGCGACGACACCAGACGTGTAAGGCGCAGCAAAAGCAACCACCTCGCTAAATAGGAGAACAAGAACTCTTATTGAGGTGACTCATATGGAATCGACCAACAATCCCGAAGCCGGGACTGGTTTGACCGTCGCAGAAGCGGCAACACACATCGAAAATCTTATGGACAGCCCAAAGGCTACAATCCGCGAAGAAGTAGATGCTGACAGCGAATTTGAAGATTCGCAAACACTAGAAGATGAAGACGAAGACGAAGTAGCGGAACAATCCGACGAGGACTCCGAAGAAGTTGAAGGCGAAACAGATAGTGAGACTACGGACGATGCAAAGGACGCAGTAGAAACAATTCTTAAAGATGATGTGCTGGTAGACGTTAACGGCCAGAAACTTCCTCTGAAAGAACTTCGAGACGGATACCTTCGCAGAGCCGATTACACGGTTAAAACGCAGGAACTCAAGCAGCGTATGGGCCAGTATGCCCTACAACAGCACGACCTGAACGATATCCGTAGCGCAGTTGGAAACGAGATCAACACGCTCAAGCAGCGTATTAGCACCGAGTTCAAGTTCAACGAACCCGATTGGGATTATTTGGCACGTGAAGAACCTGCCCAATATATCGCCGAAAAGCGTGAGTGGGACAAGAAAGTTGCAGCGGTCAAAGAAATTCATGACCTAGAGCAACTGACAATTGCACAGAACGCAAAGTATCGAGAAGAAGCGATTCTCAACGCAAAGAGAGATGCATACGAACAACTCGCTGAGAAGTACCCCGCAGAATTTAGTGATTACACTAAAGGCGAAAAACTACTCGGAGAAGTCGGTGGCTGGCTCGTGTATGAGATGGGTTTCTCAGCAGACGAAGTACAGGGAATTGCCGACTCGCGCATTATCGACGTGGCCTACCGTGCAATGAAGCAGGAAGCGCTATCAAATCGAGTGCCACAGGTAGTCAAGAAGATGCAGAACAAGCCAGCACTTACAATGCCGGGCTCTGTAACAGGCAAAACTAGTGTTCGTGATCAAGCGTTCGAAAAGGACAGACAAAAACTAAAGCAGAGCGGAAGCGTCAATGATGCAGCCTCTCTAATCAGCAAATACCTATAAGGAGAAGCCAAAAATGGCCGTTACACTCACTACCGCGTTGAAGAACATCAACGAAGACCTTGGAAACACAATTTCCAACATCGCCCCGGATGCGACACCTGTTTATTCCGCAATCGGAAAAACAACTGCAAGCAATACCTACCACGAAACCCTAGTTGACACGCTTGCTGCTCCTACAGCGAACAACGCACGCGCTGAAGGCGCTGACGCTGTTGTTCCATCGAACGGCGTTGTCGCTCGTATCGGTAACTGGACACAGATTTTCGCTAAGGAAGTTTCTGTTGCTGGCACCGTAACAGCGGTATCCACAGCAGGTTCCAAGAACGATTTCTCTCGTCAGTTGGCTAACGTGATGAAGGAAATCAAGACAGACATCGAAGCGTCCATCGTTTCCGGCAATGCGTCGGTCTCCGGTGGCACACGTAAACTCGGTGGCATGGAAGCATGGATCAAGACAAACGCTGTTGAAAATGGCGGATCGACTACACCGGGTTTCTCGGCTGGTATCGTTGCTGCTCCGACTGCTGGTACGCCAGTCGTTATCACGGAAGCAATGTTCCAGACGATGACAAGCAACCTCTTCAACAGTGGTGGCGAAGCAACTGACGTTATCGTATCCCCAGCGATCAAGGTTAAGTTGTCCACAATCCTTTCCGGTGGTGCTACCAAGTACAATCTGGGCAAGGAAAAGGCTGCTTATTCCAACGTCGACGTTTACACAACGGACTTTGGTACTTTCTACATCAAGCCGCACCGCATGATTTCCGTTAACACGGTTATCGCTTACGATCCTGCGCTTTGGGCTACAGCGGTTCTACGTCCGTTCAAGACTTCGGAACTTGCTAAGACCGGCGACTCGCAGAAGGTTCAGTTGCTCACAGAGTTGACTCTGGAATGCCGCAACGAAGCCGGTAACGCGAAGATCAGCGGCATCAAGGCTGCTTAATTGACCTAACGAATGGGGAGCCAACGCGCTCCCCATTTGCCTATCGCCAATAAAAACAAAAACACGAGGCGAACAATGAATCTTGATAATCTCACCATTGGTGACTTGGTTACGCATGGGCGTCTCCTCTATATCGACGAACCCGGTTATCGCGTTTGGCTAACCCGCAACGGAGACACGATTGTTGTCACTGAGGAATGGCCCGATGTTCAAGCGCTGCTTGACTCGAATGCGGCCATCGCAAACGACTTTTCCAAAAATCAGAAATTGCAGGACTTCCAACAGGTCGCATCTGTCCCACAGTGGATGATCAACCAGTGGGAAAACGAAGGCGGTCGCGACAAGGAATATCTACGTCGCAAACTTAATGACCCGGATAACGCAAAGTTCCGCACTAACGGATTGAGGCTCTAAAATGGCCTTGTCCAATTACTCCGATCTACAAGACACCATCAGCGATTTCATCATGCGACCCGGTGACACAAGTGTCCCGGTTAAGTCGTTTATCACGCTTGCAGAGGGCGATATTGCCCCGTTCATCAAGCATTATGCGCAGGAAGCAGAAGTAACACTGGCGACTGTTTCGAACGTGCTGACGCTACCAACAGACCTCGTTGAAACTCGCCGTATCATCGTTGATGGCGTGCTAGCGAAGCCACTATCCCCGTACAACACGGTTCCTTTGTTGCCGGGTGAAATCGGCTATTTCCAGACCGGAGCAACATACACGATTAGTCCGTCACAGACGGCGGCTCGATCTGTAAAACTCGTCTATTACAAGCGAGTTCCTGCGTTGTCAGATGCAGCCACAACGAATTGGTTGCTTACGCAGTTTCCGGCTGTTTACCTACATGCGAGTCTCGCCCGCGCTTATCGTTGGCTGAAAGACCCACAGGCAGAAGCAGGAGAGAAGCAATCGCTTGCGGAGGCAATGAGCCTCGTTGCTGCGGATAACTCCCGCGTCGTCAACAGCGGCAATCCGATTAGTGTGGAGACTTCTTCATGGTAATTGATTCCGTATTGGGCTCATGGCGTCCAGATATTCCCGACCTCAATAATGGCGGTCTCACTACTGCCCGCAACGTCACACCCGGCATCGGAAACGCGCAGGGCGGTGTGACCTATCGCCCGGTTAAACGCGCTTCTGTCTATTCGAATACCTCGCTGCCATCGCGTCCATTGGGCTCGACAGTCGGCCAGGACAAGTTCGGCAACGCCAAAGTCTATTGCGGAACAGCAGCCGGATTGTTCAAGATCAAGGCATCGGACAAGACGTGGCAGAACATTTCCAAGGCCGGTGGATACACGACTGCGAGCACGGAGAAATGGAAATTCACCGAGTACGCGGCTTTCCAAGTCGGCTGCAACTACTCGAATTACCTGCAATACATCGACATGAACGTGGACGTGATCTGGGCAGACCTGACCACGTTGGTTCAGGCACGTCGCATCACCACGATCAAAGATTTCATCGTCGTCGGCAACACCTATGACGCCCTTGACGGCGATGTTCCTTATCGCGTGCGTTGGTCCGCGCTGGGTAATCCAACGGATTGGAACTTCTCCATTCAGACGCAGAGCGACTTCCAAGATATTATCGGTGGCGGTGCAGTTCAAGCGGTTGTCGGTGGTGAAGCCGGAACGATCCTATTGCAGCGAAGCATCTGGAAAATGACCTACGTTGGTTCGCCGCTGGTGTTTCAGTTCGATGAAATCGTGAAGGGTAAGGGCTGCTCTGTTCCTGAATCGGTTATCACGATT